CGTCAAATACTACAATAATAGGAGGTTCTTCCGAGAATTGTGGACTAACTTCTACAGGTTTATCGGTTGGTGTTCCTTTACTCACTTCAGAGTGGACAACGCCAATTAGGCATATCACGTTTAAAGACGTAGATACTGCAATTAGTTTCGATGGAACTTTAAACAGTGTAGCATTAGATTGGACTGGAGTAAACTTCTTAAACGTTGCTAACGTTGGAACAATAGATACGTGTGATAACTTCATATTTACAAAGGGTGCTTTTCTTAATGCACAAGGGTTAATTATAACTGGTACAATTGGCACGGTTGCATTTAATCAATCTTTATTTAATGCAAGTACAAATACTCCTATATTCTCGCTTGATTCAGGATTGACAATCACAAGGCGTTTTAGAATTATTTACTCGTCAATTATTGCCGTAGGTACTGAAACAGCTATATCACTAAACGCAAGTGCAACACTTCCGAATGAGGGTGTAATATTAGACACTTGTAATTTTGCGGGAGGTGGTACTTATTTGAGTGGTATTGATTTCCAAGATAATGAAGCGTTATTTGTGAATAACGTTGGGATAACGAACTCAAGAGAGGTGAGCCAATATTACATGAATGGCAACACAACTGCAACGGCTGTCGCTGCAACGAATACTGAATATAAAGCCGCGGGAACAACCACAAGCGGAAGCCTTACAAGCAAGTTCACCAACACTGATAATAGGGCAACTTACACAGGTAGCATTGAACGAATATTTACTGTTTCAGCAACCTTATCAGTCACTTCAGGAAATAACAATCAGATAGGAATGTATGTGGCAAAAAATGGTACTGTAATCCCTGAATCTGAAACGTATATGACAACGAATGGAAGTGGACGAGCAGAAGCGGCGGCAATTCAAGCAATTGTGACACTTGCTACAAATGACTATGTCGAAATATTTGTAGAAAACGCAACGAGTGTTAATAACATCACTGTAACGGAATTAAATGTAATAATACAATGAAAGAAACTAAAAGCAGAACAAGTCCTAAAGGCGGTGGTCGTGGGTGCTTGGGTAAAGATGGTAAATACTCTATTGAGAATTGCAAGGGTAACATGATAAACCAAGGTGTAGGCTCTTTGGTTAACGGTGGAACGTCAACAGTCACAAAGATAGAGCGTTAAAAATCGAACAGATAATTAATAATTCGTAAAACTAATATAAATCAATAAAATGAGTTACGCAGGATTAAATAAAAAGGTATTCGATAAGATGCCAAAACAGGAAGTAGAACTTTCAAAAATGGAAGTTGAACTGGCTAATGTTAAAGATTTGCCTAAGAAATTAAAGTCAGTTTTAGACTGGCAGAAAAAACTTGATAAGTCTTTACCAGCACTTGAAAAATTACAAAGTGATGTGAAAGAGCAAAAGGGAATGCTTGATTTAATGGCGAAAGAAGCAGAAAGCCTACTTAGCGAAGTTGAGAAAAAATCTAAGGACTTGGGAATAGACCCAACAACATTAGATGGATTTAAACAGTTACAAATAGAAGTAAGTAACTCAAGAAGTGAATACTTAAAATAAATCAAAATGAAAGAACAAATAAACGCACTACTTAAAAAAGTAGGATTAAAAGCAGAAGAGATCAAACTTGAACAAGTTACGATTGATGAAGGCTCTGCAACTTTAGAGGCAGAAGTATTTGAAGCAGGTCAACCTGTATTCATTGTTAACGAAGATGAGCGTATTCCTTTACCTGTTGGTGAGTATGAACTTGACAACGGTTTTATGCTTATTGTACGTGAAGAGGGAATGATTGCTGAGTACATGGAGAAACCTGCTGAAGAAGTAGCAGAAGAAATGCCAGAAGAAGAAGTGGCAATGACAGAAAAGCCTACTGAAACTCCTGTAGCTAAAAAGGTAGTAGAAGCAGTAACAAAGGAAACATATTTTTCTAAAGAGTTACACGATACAATGGTAGAAGAAATCACAGCACTTAAAGCAGAGATTGAACTACTTAAACAACCAAAAGAAGAAGAGGTAGAAGTAGAACTTGCTAAACCTATCCAACACAATCCAGAGAACGCTAAACCTGTTGAAGTATTCAGATACGGTAAACAAGGTTCTAACCCAATGGACAACATTTTTGCTAAACTTAATTCATAATACTATGAGTTATTCAGGGTTAAATAAAAATGTGTTTGATAAGCTGCCTAAAGAAAGTGTAGAGCTTTCTAAGATTGAGGTCGAGTTAAATAATGCTAAAGAATTATCTAATATTTCAGGTAAAATGGAATCAATAGCAAAACGGATAAGCTCACTTGGAGGAAAGGCAAAAGATGCTCTTAATACTCTGCAAGAACTAAGGGATGCTTTAAAAGAGAAAGAATCAACATTAGACGATGGAAGGCAAATAGCTATTGGTTTTAGAAACGCAGCGAAAGAACTTGGTATAGACGTTCTTAACAGTGATGTATATAAGGACTTTGAAAAGGCTAAAAAATCATTAATGGAAGCAGAAAAGGGGACTGGTGTTCCGTATAGCCTAATAAGTAAGATATAAATAAATAAATAAAAATAAAAATGGCAACATTAACACACGTAACAAATGACGTAATTCGTCAAAGAGGTGAAGTAGAGGTTATCTCTGCTGCTCAAACTCTAACTGCTGCTGATAGCGGTAAAGTATTCATCTTGGATGCTGCTGCTGGAGCAACTGTAACTCTTCCTGCATTGGAAGAAGGTCTATCTTTTAAATTCATCGTAGGTGCTGCGTTTGCAACTTCTAACTGGATTGTAGCTTCTGCTGAAGGTGATAACATTAACGGAATCATCGCAGATATGGGAGCAACTCCTGCTGGTGTACCTGCTTCTGGTGAAGACCAAATTAACTTCGTAAACTCTGCTGAAACTGTTGGAGATTACATTGAGTTGGTATGTGATTACGCAAACTCACAATGGCTTGTAAGCGGTATGTGTGCTGCAAATGGTGGAATTACTGCTACTGACCCTGCATAATAACTTTAAAAACTTATAAAAAATGAGTACAACAACTTCAATTACTACTACTTATGCTGGTGAATTTGCTGGTAAGTACGTAGCTGCTGCTCTATTGTCAGCAAACACATTAGAAAAAGGATTGATTACTGTTAAGCCTAACGTAAAGTACAAGGAGACTTTAAAGCGTTTGAGCCTTGACGATATCACTAAAAATGCTTCATGTGATTTCGACCCTACATCTACAATTACATTAACTGAGAGAATCCTTCAGCCTAAAGAGCTACAGGTGAATCTCCAACTTTGTAAAAAAGACTTCAGACAAGATTGGGAAGCGGTTTCTATGGGTTATTCTGCTTTTGATAACCTTCCTAAGAACTTCCAAGATTATCTTTTCGGTTATGTAGCTTCTAAGGTTGCTGCTAAGAACGAAACTAACATCTGGTCTGGTGCTGATGCTAATAACGGAGAGTTTGATGGTTTTGAGTCACTTTTAGCAGTTGATGCTAACTTGCCTTCAGCTCAAGAGGTTTCAGGAACTACTGTTGATTCTTCAAACGTTCAAGCTGAAATCGCTAAAGTAGTAGATGCTTTGCCTTCTTCACTTTACGGGCGTGACGATCTTATGATTTACGTTTCTCAAAACGTTTATAAGGCTTATGTACGTGCTTTGGCAGGTTACGGAACTTCAGGACTTGGAGCGAATGGTGTTAACGGTCAAGGTAACCTTTGGTATTCTAACGGGCAAAACCTTACTTTCGATGGTATTCCAGTAGTACTTTGTAATGGTATGTCTGCTAATACAATGATTTGCACATACAAAGAAAACCTTTATTTCGGTACAGGTCTTTTGGCTGACCATAACGAGGTTAAGTTGATTGATATGGCTGACATTGATGGTTCTCAAAATGTACGTGTAGTTATGCGTTTCACTGCTGGTGTTCAATATTCAGTAGTTGAAGACATCGTTACATACGGAATCACTAACTCTGCTAACTAATTAGATTACTAACTAAGAGAAAGGGGAGGTAAAATGCCTTCCCTTTTTTGTTAAAACTTTATATTATGGCGTGTGATATTTCTAAAGGAAGATTAGAGCCTTGTAAAGATCAAGTTGGCGGTTTAGATGCTATCTATATTGTTAACTGGGGAGACATTACAGGCTTCACTATGGATGTAACAGATACAGATTTAATTGCTTCTGTAACGGGTACTCCTAATGCTTACAAATTTGAGTTAAAAGGAAGCTCAAGTTTTGAAACTGCTATTACTTCAAGCCGTGAGAATGGTACTACAATGTTTGAACAAACTTTGAACATTACTTTGAAGAAGCAGGACATTTCTACTCACAAAGAATTGAAACTACTTGCATGGGGTAGACCTCAAATCGTGGTTAAAGACAACAACGATAATTACTTCATGATGGGTAAAGAACACGGAGCAGAAGTTACAGGTGGTTCAATCGCTACTGGTGCTGCAATGGGTGACCTGACAGGCTATACCATTACTTTCAGTGCAATGGAGCGAGTTCCTGCGAACTTTATTGATGCTTCTAATGATACTGAGTTGGGGACTGCTGGGTTTACAATCGTAGCTGGTACTTGATTCTTGTTTTCATAGCTTGGGAAGGGTAGTCGAAAGGCTGCCCTTTTTTATTTATAACAAAATAGACGTTATTCGTATAAAGACTATGATAGTACTAAAAGAATTAGGAACAGATCAGACCTTTAAAATTATTCCGAGGTCATACGATGCAGATACACTCACTTTAGTTAATGAAACTACAGGTGAATCTACTGACTATGCTATAACTATTACTCAGGTTGATTACTATGCTGTAATTACTAAAACACTTTCTTTAAAAGAGGGTAACTTTTATAGAATGACAGTTAAGAATGGCTCTGATATAATTTACAAAGACAAGGTTTTCTGTACGAATCAAACAGTATCTACATACTCACCTAACAATGGGGAGTTTACAACTTACACAAGCGATAACGAGTATATAACTTATGAATAACGTACACATATTAGAGTTAGCTAAATACGAAGCTCCAGTAGTTGCTGAGTCTAAAAAACATGACTGGGTAGAATACGGAGAGGACAACCTTTATTATAATTGGTTAATAGAACGCTATAGAAACTCACCGACAAACAATGCGGTAATAAATAACGTTGCTCGTTTGATTTTCGGGCGTGGTTTATACGCTTTTGATGCTTCACGCAAGGTTAACGAATACGCACAGTTAAAAAGCATATTTAGTAATGACTGTTTGCGTAAGGTTTCGCTTGATCTTAAACTGTTTGGCTCTGCACATTTTCAAGTTCACTTTGACGAAAGACATACCAAGGTGGTTAAGGCTTACCATATTCCAACTAATTTAATACGCCCTGAGAAGTGCAATAAAGAAGGGGATATAGAAGGCTTTTACTATTCGGATGATTGGTCTGATGTAAAGAA